ATCACTGGAGTGCCTTTGCCGCAGAATCTGACTGACATCAGCGGAAGCTATGACTTCATCATCCGCTTCAACGTGCAGACCCTCGACAACGACCTAGTTGCCAAGAAACTGCAAGCCCTGGCGCAGTTCGTGGTGCCTCTCGACGTTGGAGGAGTGCTGAATCGCAACCGACTCATCCAGATGGTCATCGAAGCTGTTGCGCCTGAGTCTGCCCGTGACCTCATCATGGATCAGACCTCTGCCTCCGAGCAGATGTTCCGTGAGGTGCAGTCTGACATCGGCATGATGATGCTTGGCAATGAGCCTCTGTATCGTGAGAACGATCCGACTGCTCAAGCTCGACTGCAATACGCGCAAGACGTTCTTGCCAAAAACCCGAAGGCGCAGCAGGCAGCACAGGCTGACCCGATCTTCCAAGCCCTGCTCCAGAACTACGTCAAGAACCTTGAGATGAGTCTGGTGCAGCAGAAGAACGCTCAGATCGGTCGCATGGGAGTTACTCCAGTCAGTGAACAGATGACACAACAAGGACAAGCATGAATCAGCAAGACGTAATTGAAGCATTTACCTTTGCCAAGGGGCCGAAAGTCTTCATGGAGGCTTTGCAGGCAGTTATTCAGTCAGCACACAACCAGGCACTGGCTAACACCATCGACATTGAGGTGCAGGGTGAGGAGCGAGCGCACTACGCTGGACAACTTGCCGCACTTATCGACCTGCGTGCTACCATTGACGAGTATGCCGAACGTGCTTTCACTGAGCTTGAATTTAACCCTTGACGGGTAAGTTCCGACTATTAGTTTTGTGATGAGTTTCTGCGAGTTCTCAAACGCTGCCAAATACTCCGACCTCTGAACGGTCATTAAACCTTCTGCCCAATGCCCGAAAATACCGAAACTGCCAGCAGTCAGTCTAAACCTGCGATGCCCACCAAGCCGATTGACTCTGAGCAGTTGACCAGCTTGCTACGCCAGACCCTTTTCACTGATGACGAAAAGCAGTCCGCTCAGACTGAGACTGAGACAGAAACCGAAGTCGAGGAAGAAGGCGAGGTAGAAGATACCGAGCAGGAATCCGAGATGGAAGATTCTGAAGCCGAATCTGAAACCGAATCCGATGAAGCTGAAGAGGCTGAAGAGGAAGACGAGACGGACGAGGAACCCGCGAAGGACTCCAGTAAACTGCCAAAAGGCGTTCAGAAGCGCATTGATAAACTCACCGCGCAGAAGAAGGAAGCTGAGAAGCAGTTGAAGGAACTTAGTGAACGACTTGGAGAGTTAGAGGCTAACAACACGCCTGGGGAAACCAAGGTGGTGCCAGTTGGCCAAGGTCTGAACCCGTATTTCCAGCTTCAATCGGAGCAGGAAATTCAGGCTGAGATCAAGAACGCTCGACAGGTTAGACGCTGGGCCGAGGAGAATCCTGATGGTGCGATTGTGACCGGTAAAGATGGCAATGAGATCGAGTATTCGGCTGAAGAAGTTCGGAGAATCAAGCTCAATGCTATTGATGCCCTGGAAGAACAGCTTCCCGCTCAGATGAACTATGTTGCAAACCGCAGACAGTTCGACAATGAAGCGGAGAAGGCTTACCCCTTCCTGAAACAGCGCACTTCGCCAGAATACCAGTATGCCGCTGAATTGATCCGCGCCTTCCCTGAGATTCAAAAGTTCCCTGACTTCAAACTCTCCATTGGAGATATGATCGAGGGGCGCAAACTCCGAGAAGGTAAGAGCAAGAAGGCAGCACCAATGGTCAAGAAGGCACCGGCTAACCCTAGAGCCGCATCAGCACCTGCGCAGGTGAATCCGAAGCAACTTGCTTCCAAGAATGCTAAAGCCAACTTCATTAAAAGACCCAATGAGCAGAATCTGAAACAGATTGTGCTTGATCAGTTCCTGTAACCTCTAAAAACAAAAGAAAGATAAACGATTATGCCTAGCCCCAGCACCCCCCTCTTTGAACGCGAACAGGTCGGAAAGCGCGAAGATCTTGCCGACTATATTGCCTTGGTTGATGCCAAGGACACTCCCATCATTTCGATGGTTCCCAAGGGCAACAAGCCCGGCAACACCCTGCTTGAATGGCAGGCTGATAATATGCCGGAAGCTGTGATTACTGGCACCGTTGACGGTGTTGATGTCAGTTCTTATCAGAACCTGAATGCTGGTCGCGCACTGCTCCAGAACTACATCCAGGTCTTCCAGCGTGCCATCCGCGTTTCGCCGCTTGCCGTTGACGTTTCCCGCGTTGCTGGTCTGCGCGATGAACTCGCCGGGATGGTTGCCAAGGGGATTAAAACCCTAAAAAGGGATCTTGAGAAAACTGTGTCGAGCGACAACGACGCTCAGGCTGATAACGGCACTCTGCCTTATCTGACTAAGGCTCTTGGCACGTTCATCAGCACGACTGGTGGTGCTGGTGGAACGCAGATCCCCTCGGCTTTCCGCACTCCTGCTGCGAGCATCAGCGAAACCACTATCGCTAACTTCGCTGAATCGGATGTTCAGGGTGTTCTCACCTCGATCTACGAGCAGACTGGTCAGTTCAAGGAATATGACTGCGTTGTTGGCCCGACCCTCAAGCGTGCTTTCAGCAACCTGCTGTTCACGACTGGCTTGACCACCACCACCGGCCCGACTGTCACTGGTGCTGGTGCCACTGCCATCCGCACGTTCAGCCGTGATGCCAACAGCGATGCTTACATCGCCAGCGTTGACATCTTTGAAGGTGACTTTGGTCGTCTGAAACTGCACCCGAGCCTGTTCATGCCGAATGCCCGTCGTGGTTATGTCCTCGATATGGATCTGCTTGAACTGCGCTACACCAACATGCCGGAAGTTCGTGAGCTTCCTGACGCTGGCGGCGGCCCGGCCCGTTTAATCAAAGCTGTCGCGGGTTTTATCGTTCGCAACCCCCTTGGACTGGGCAAGTTCGCTCCTACTGCCTAATCGCTAACGGCTAAGTTGCCGTAGCAACTGCAACAACCCTCTGCCATTACCCTATGATTGAACATATCCCCGAAGAACTTCACAGCGAAATGTTGAAGGAGTTCAAGACAGGATGGAACTTCAGAAAGGTAATGGCAGAGGCGCAGTCGCAGCAGATTGGGAAGGTGAACAACCAGGAACACCGCAGCGTTGACGGCATTGGTCGTCTAAGGATGCGAGTTGACCCTGACTCGTTCCATTACTGGGGCCAACGCCTTGGCTACCAGTGCTGGCAAGACAAGACGTTTCTGAACGAATACGAGAAAAGCAATCCCTACTGCAAGGTGAACTCAAAAGGCACCAAGCTCCAGTTTGGATTTACTTCAGAACCGTCCTCGACACGCAACGTCAAGTATCGTAAAGTGTTCGCGTGAGAACGATTAACTTCAGCGATATTCTCTACCGTGCAGTGACCCTGTGCGGTTTTGACCGGACTGCGATTCAAGATAGCACGTTCCGCATGATTCGTGACTTTGCCAGTCAACGAGTCGCTCGCATTTGGGAACAAGAACCCTGGCCGGACATCGTTCGCACCTATGAAGCGACACCTGCCACAGATTCCGAGGGAGTTGACTATGTCAACCTTAGCAGCAGCATTGGCGACGTTCTGCAAGTATACACCCTCAATCCGGCTGTAACTGCGAGGGCAGTGCCGGTCGCCTATTACCTCGACGATGACGGCACGAATCGCCGCATCATCATCATGGATGCCACAAGCCCTGTCTGGATCGAATACCGCCAGCCCAAACCTGACCTGTTTGGCGAAAGCTACTCTGGCACGGCTATTTACTCTGCTGGCGCACAAGTCTACTTCGACACCGGCAGCAACTCCGGCAGTTACCTGCCAAGCTCGACGGCTCCCTCCGTTGGCAACTTCTATACCTGCGTCACCTCGACGACGGCAGGACAAAGCCCGAACACGGCACCCGGCAACTGGTCGCTGGTCAAGATTCCTTACTTCTGCGGCGAATATCTGGTTCGCTCCGTCTTCTCTGACTACCTCCGCACGGAAAGCCAGTTTGAAGCGGCAGCGATTGCCGAGGAGGAAGCTGAACAGGCTAAAATGCTCCAGGTTGACCGAGTTCTTCGCAGTGAAGGACAAGTTCGCCGCCTGAACGTCATCAATACCTACTGATACCCATGAATAACAATGTCCAAATCTCCGGTCACACTGGCGCAGCCCTTGGTGTCGTTGTGGAAACTGGCCCCACTGCTGTCACTGGCAAGTTCTACGCCATCCAGGTGCTTGAAGCTGCAAATTTCAGCGTATTCACCGAAAGCGGTGCCAGTGGTGATGCAATGACTGGTTTCACCATTCCGGCTGGCACGATCATTTACAACGGACTTGGCATCACTGCCTTCACGTTGTCCAGCGGCAGAGTGCGAGCCTACAAAATGCGATGAACGATCTGTTCATATCTTTGGCGTTGGGTTCGTTTGCTGGAGAGTCTGCCCCTCAGACTCTTGAGCCTCCGACGAACTTCGCCTTTACCTATACCGAGACGGGCTATGGCATTGATGTGAACTTCACCTGGGGGCCACCTGCTACGGGACTGACTCCAGATGACTACTTTCTCCAGTTCAATAGCTACACCATCGGCACACTGACCTACTACACCAGCAGCTTCAGCCAGACCATTGCTGACGTTTACAGTGATGCTTGGAGCGCAACAATCCAGTCTCAGAAGTCTGGCTATGAACCTTCAACCGCTGCCATGCTTGACGGAAACACACCCGCCGCACCTTACCCATGATCCTGAACCCGCCCATCAAGAAAGGGAACCTGACCTTCAAGGAAGTCTTCCCGATCTACTTCGACAACACGCAGGCCAAGCGTCT